CCGTGTTAGGACAACGCTTATCATCAATAACGATTTCTTCAAGCCCTTGCAGCCAGTGGATACCATAAGCCACACTGTCAGGGCCTTTTTTTGCACCTCTGACACGCAAACCATAACCACGAACTTCTGAAATGCTTTTAGGTTCGGCAGAATCACAAACTATTTCTTTGCCAGTTCCGCCATGCAATTTAACCTCTGCGGCTGCTTTTAGGTTAGATAGCCCAACTTTGTAAACCTCATCGTAAATGACAAGGCGGCGATTCTTACGGTCATATCCACAGGCAACAAAACAAAAAGGATCTACCGCATAACCCCAGTCAAGACCGAAACGATGACGAGGCAACTCATCAATTTCAGCTTGTGTTACTGCATGAATCTGTATATTGGTGAATATCTCACCGCCGGTACCTGTTGCAACGCCCATATATTCATGCTCATACGCTTCGGGTTTTGTAGCCTTAAGATGTTCAGCCTCAACGATGAACTCCTCACCGAGCCATTCAGGTGGCACAGTGAGATAAGTGCTATGATGTTCCAACATACCCGGCATTGTAAAAACTGTCGGGTCGTTCACCCAGCTTCGCTGTGATCGAGGCGGGTTATAAGAATAAAAGACGGTGAATTTATCACCGCCTCTTAAAACAGATTGTTGTATGCTGCGTATTTTTTCAGGACCCTCGAACTCGTCAAGTTCCTCAAACCACAGATATTTTATATATCCCTTGGCGGTTTTAATGGATTTTATCTTTGTCGCGCTATCAGCACCACGAAATAATATTTGCTGCCCTGTAGGCTTATAAGTGAGCCGCAGCGGCGATAATGTTTCCTGCCACAAATGAGACACGCCGAGTTTATCAATCCCCCAGAGAAGCTGTTCAAAGACACTGCCATGCAATTTATCTTTGTATCTGCGAAAGGCAAGTGCGTTTGTAAACTTACCGGCTTCGGCATCTTTCATAATGCCTAGTGGAATTTCAGTTCCCACAAATGATGATTTTGTCGAACCACGACCACCATCGAGCTTATAAAAAGTGTGCTTACCCTCTGCAATGTCACGATGAATATCGACAAAAGACGGTGCAATTATGCTACTCAGTTTTACGGAGGTCGTCGACAATCTGCACCACTCCTTCACCGGTTATATTAAGCTTGTCATTGAACATGCCAAGATGCCGTCCGAGTAGTTCAAGGGCTTTGAGCTTGTCACAGAACTTTACTTCACGTTCGAGGCTGTCACCTTGTTCTGTAGAGGATGTTTTTATTTTCACAGACGAAATAGCCGCCAAATCGTCGTCTAACGCGTCTGGGAGAACGCGCGCGCTATCTGTGTCGACAACGTTTTTAGGATTCAGCAATGCTACACGGGCAAGCTCACGGATAACACGATCGGCGGTAATACCCGTGCGGCGCGACTGCTGGGCGATGGCCTCGTCTATACACGCGCGAATGTTAGCATTTGTTAGCAACTTCGAGCCTGTCACCGCCGCTGTCTTTGTACTGTATCCTGCTCGTATGGCGGCCTGTGTTGCATTCAGGTCAATTAGGTATTCGTCTACAAAGCGCTGTTGTTTATCTGTTAATTTCACAGGTCGTCACCTCCAAAATGGTATGAAAAAGCGCCTGCCGATTAACGGTAGACGCTCAAATACATTTTTATAAATTTATATTTGACATTAAAAATTGGGTGCCTTTAATTGTTGCTTTGATCGAACCTTGATTGAGCCCTAACTCTTCCACTACAAGTAACTCACTTTTTTGCATCTCGATGATGTATTTTCTAAATGCAGTTTCCGGAATCTGTAGTGCTTTTGAAAAGACTTTATAAACGCTCGGGTAATGATATTCAAGAGCTGTAAAGTCTCTTAATTCCCCATGTTCATCTTTTTCAACGTTTACAATAAGCTTTAATATTGCCAGTTTTATTTCATTATCCATTTTTCTCACTTTTTCCCTTTTAATTTCATAATACTGCTATATCTTATAAATGTCAACAATATTTTTGAAATAGACAAGCACCCCGTGAAATTGTCTGGGCTACTGCCTGCAGACCGTTCAACGAGGTGCTTTTGAAAGAAGGAGAACTATTTTCAATAATCCACAATATGATTATATCACGGATGTAATGACATGTCAGTGACACGTTTGTGACATTAACGTTGCAAACCATCAACTCCAAAAAATAACACGCTTAAAATTCTAACCGCATCATTGATATCCCTAAAAACTGTCCTGCGGTCAACGTTATAAAGCTCCGCGAGATCATCTGCTGTATAATCCGCGGTATCATTGTCAATGTACGTGCAATTAATTATTTGCCAACGCCTTATGTCCTCTGGCCTACTTGATTTTTCACATGTGATTTGATAATAATTCAACATCAATTCGATATGCCGTAAAATTATCGCGGTTCGTTGTTTCGTTCGGGTGATAGATTGGACTAATTCATTATCATCATCGACATTAAAAAGAATATCGTCGAATGTTAAACCGAAATCATCCTGCAAATTTTCATCGCCCACATGCACTTTAAAATTTCGATAGTGCTTAAGTAAAAGTTTAGTATTGTGAAATCGAAGGTCTTTCGACTCTTTCGCTTTTGCAGTGCGTTCCGCTTCATAAGCAGAAGCGATTATTTCACTATCTGTCGATAATTTGATTTCGTTACAACATAAAAGATAATCAACAGATACTTTAAAATAAAGTCTGGACAAATTGAGGAATATGTTTGTGCGCGAGACGGCGACCTTCCCTACCCCCGTCATATATCGGAAAAACTAAACAGATTTCAAAAAGCTAACAAGTTGACAATTTGCCGTTTCCATGATTTACGCCATTCTTTTGCGAACGTCTCACTTGATGGCGGTGTCGACCTCGACACTCTTAAACGATTGCTTCGGCATAGCAAGTTGGGAATCACCTCTGATCTCTATCCCCACAACAACGTAAACCGTGAGAAAGCAGCCTCGACCGCCTTTGAGAATCAGTTAAAAAGTGTGCAAAAAGTGTGTAAAAAAAATAATAACGCCTAAAAAACTAAAGGGCACGATTTTTACACACATTCACCTAAACCCGCACAATCGCTATATCTGTGGCATATTAACGAACGTTAATAAAAGCTATAAAAAGGTCAAAAATACGATTGGAAATCGTGTGTTGGGAAACTGACCGAGGGTTCGAATCCCTCTCTCTCCGCCATAATGAAAAGCCGTGAACCTACATAAATACAGGGTTCACGGCTTTTTTATGTTGCAATAGACTGGAAGAAAATATTGCTTAAAATACCTCATGTGCGAAAAAGTGTGTAAAGAATAAACTATACAAAACCTTTGACCAATTAAGCCTATATCCGCAGGTATCAACCGAACAATTTTTTTCCACGATATAGTTAAACATTATCCGGTGCCATAGCAACCAGCACGTCAAGCACCGATTTACCGAGCCTTTTCTCGACATCAAGAACGCAAATTACATCTATATAATAAATTTCCAATAAAGTTGGCAGTACAAGAGGTAAACAAAGGGGTATAATAGGTACAATCAAATTGCTACGAAGACTCGACAAAACAGTTATTTCCTATTTTAGAGCACCTCGTCGACTTACACTCGACGGGGTGCTTGTATTATCATAGGGAGCTTTCAATTCATTTGCAGAATGGATCATTCTAGCGAATATCCCAGCGTCAAAAATCAATCAAAGTCACAATCGCGGTGACGATGACGGCGGCATTCACAAACAGGATCACGGTCACGGTGACGACGGCAATGAAGTTCTGATCTTCTGCCAAATGCAAATTCAAATAATTCTCGACCTGGACAGCACCTCATGGGAAAGCCCTCCTTATTGATTAATTACCAGAATCGACGACAGCAAGGATCAAAATCTCTGAAACAACAGCAATCATCAAAGAATCTACGACGGCAACAACGCCGCCGACAACATCCACAAAAGAAACAGCACATAAGCAGTTCCTCCTTTTCATTGGTGTCAATATATAGTATTCAAAATAGGACAAGTGTGTACTTGATTATAAAAAAGTGAGGTGACAACCTGTGTTAACGGAAAAACAACAACGCTTTATACCTGAATGCAACACAGCCCGCAATACGAGCAGGTGATCAGTAACATGCCAATGAAACCATCAACGATATGTAGACATCCGAACTGTGGCAGAGTTGCTGAAATAAACGGATGCTGCATTGTTGATTTTTACAAGATTTAGTGAACATAAAATAATTAATATCGTGAAAAATATAATAGAAAAATTAATAATTATAGGCAAGTATAGGCTTTATTCAATATGAATTTGATCTCATACACTGCTTTAGCAATATTGGTTCAAATGTGTGTAGTTTATTTGTATTGCGGGCAGGAAGAATGGTGATTTTTTATGCTAGGTGATTTTAAACGATTTTACCGTGCAATGAGGCTGAAAGCAGCTGAAGGCAATATGAATGCCGAAATTGAGAGCATTCCTGTGCCGATTCCTCAGTCAAGTTCGCAGGTTGTAGAGGAATTGAAAAAGGCTTTTAACGGCAGTTTTGATTTTAAAATAATGACGTTCGGGAATAATACCGTTATTATGGCTTTTATCGATGGTATAGTAGATAAGCTTCTCATTTCCAAATCTGTTATAGAACCAATTAATGCTATCACAAAAGAGATGGAAACAGATGAATCAAAAAAAAAGATCGCTTTTGTTGGTACCAAATTTACTTCAATGAGTGTTAACACAGAACTCACCGATTTCAACGAATGTATAAATTCCATTCTTTCGGGCGGAACATTGATTTTCGTTGATGGCGACACCACGGCACTTTACCTAAACTTGCAGAAATTTGAAAAGCGAGCCGTGGAGGAATCAGACTCCGAAGCTATTACGCGCGGCTCTCGCGAGGGTTTCACAGAGGTATTAAGTGTCAACGTCACAATGATACGTCGTATCATAAAGGATAGCAGCCTTGTTTTTGAGAACATGACAATCGGCAGGCAAACAAAGACGAATGTAGCGATATGCTATATGAAAGGTGTTGCAAATCAAGAAATCGTTGATGAAGTGCGTAAAAGACTTAAAAATATTAAAAATGAGGCTA